AAAACAATAATAAAGCAAAAATAAATGATGAAATAGCAATACAGATATTAAATTTGTTAAACAATACGAATATGTCAATTTCTGGTATTTCTAAAAAATTAAATATTTCTTCACATATAGTTCAAGGAATAAATTATGGGCACTGGTCTCATTTGGGGAAATCAAATAGAAAAAAAATAGAGAGGAGCAAAAAATGAGTTGTATACCGTGCGAAAAGAAAAAGAAAAGAAGGGAAGAATATAGAGAGCAAAATAAATTATCTTCAGTCGAGCAAAAAGCTCTTCGATGGGAAAGTCATATTCCTCTAAACACTGCCATACTAAAAACATTTCCAGTTACAGGTGTTCTTGAGTGTGGAGCTGGAAATGGAAGTACCCGTTTATTTAATAATATGGGAGTTCCTTATTTATCAATTGAACAGGACAAAGATTGGATTGCTCAGTTAAATCTTCCAAATGTTATTCACTATCAATGCCCTGAAGGATACACTCGTTCTACATTAAGAGATAAAATTCCCAAAGAGGAGCTTGATAAGTTTAACGAATTCTGTTTAAATAAAAAAGAATTATGGTCAAATTATTTATTTATAGACCAATATGCAGGTTACAGATTAAGTTCTTTAGTTGGATTATATAAAGAGTTTGATGTGATAGCGATGCACGATACAGAGATTCGAGAAGACAAGTGTTACGGCTATTCAGAGTTTAAACCAGACAATTCTTATCTTTATTTTAGGGATTCGACATGGTTAGCTAATTGTGGTTTTCTTTTTAAGCAACATTTAATTCAATATTTTCCACAGTTTATGTCTGAGTTTGAAAGGCAGTGTCAATTATTTGCTGATAAACATAGAGTTAGATACGAAGTGAAAGTAATAAAATGCTAACCTTGAATATTTACATGATAATTAAAGCTTTGGTGTTCCTCGTTATTTTACTAAAGAGGTGGTAAATGGTCTTTTATACCTTTTTAGATAAATGTAATTTAGAGTATTTTTTACTAAATGATTCTATTTCACAAGTTCAATATCCACTTTATTTTTTAACTAGCAATGTCGATGAAGAAGTTATAAGGGAAAAGTTTCCAAGTGCGCATGTGTTAATTACTGACAATAATATGCAATGGAAATTTATTAACTTCGTTAGAAAGACAAATGCTAAATTTATTGTGAAGATAGATTTGGATGCTATCATATTTAATTATCCACTTTTATTAAAGAAAATATCTCAAATAAAAGAAGGCGAGATTCTAGGCAATCTGAAGGGTACTAAGCAAAGGTGCTGGATAAGAGGCGGATGCAACGCCATTTGGTCACAGGACTTAGTTAATTTAATTCCTGAGTCATCTGGGAATTATATGGATGTAGACATTTGGTTAAGTAAAGGATTGAAGTTAAAAAAGGTAGATTGTCATTTATTTGAGCAGAGTACCAAATGGAGTGGAACTGAACCTGTTTGGCATCCACCACAAAGTAAAGACAAGATGAAATGTTTTAAAGAGGAGCTAGAAAAATGGAAAAAAGGTGTGTAGTATTTTGCTACAGAGATGTAGTTAATGATATAGGTAAAAAAGTAGGCAAGTTTGATTCTCACTACAGGCAGTATATTGAGAAACTAAGAGATGGTGTAAATAAACATACAACTATTAACCCAGATATATTTGTTATTTCTAATGTGGATTTATCGGACATTGAAGGAATTAAACAAATAACAGTAGATGGAAACCAAAGAGCGTGGCATATAAGGAACCAAATCTTCTTTCCAAATCAATTTAATGATTATTCTCATGTTCTTTATATCGACTTAGATACTGTCATCACTAATAACATTGATAATATTTTAAATGATGATTCTGATTTTCTTCTTCATTACGATGTTGGTAATAAAAATAAACAGTTACAATACGGAGCATTTAGTTTCAATCCACATCTAGAATTTATAAAGTCTGGTGAAATGTTTGAAGAAATACAGAAGGGGAACTTAGACCCAAAATCAAGTTCCGCTAGAGTTTTCAATAACTTTTTGGAAAGTAAAGGCGTAGTTCCTTCTATTATGCAGGAAAAAGGATACTTAATTTGTTCTTATAAGTGTGATATTATTGCTAGAAAGAGAGATGCAAGCAATTATCAAGTCTGTATGTTCCACGGGCGGCCAGCCCCACATGAGGTGAACTGGTCTACGACTCGTCAGTTAAGCCGACAAGAAATAAACAAAGAAAGAATATTGGCTAAAAGAAAGCAAATACAAGAAGTAAAAACCAATAGACCTACACCAAGACCTAGACCTCAAGGTATTACTTATTCAGAACTTCCACTTTGTTTTGAAAATCAAGATGTATTTATTATTGGTGGAGGACCATCACTAAAGTATGTTGATTTAGATAAATTCTTAATGGATAAGAATGTTATAGGTGTTAATGATGCCTATGAGTTTAAATGTTGTAATATGATATTTTTTGGTGATTCAACTTGGTATAGGAATCATAAAGAAAAGGTAGAACAATTATCTATTCCAGTTTATTCGATTCAAAGTTACTCTGAAAAGGTATTAAAATTATGTCCTAGTACTGATACACTTGATAGAGCGCAGAGAAATAAAATAATTTGGGGAGGCAACTCAGGTGATTGCGCAATGTGTGTTGGAGTTTTAACAGGTGCTAAGAGAATTTATTTATTAGGTTTTGATAGAGGATTTCAATTAGGTGAGTCAAATTGGCATAAGAATTTGAGAAAAGTATCTGGAAGTACCTATGCTACAATGAATAAAAGAGCGGCAGTAACTAATAGAGTGATTAAAGAAAGGTTTCCTGAAGTTGAAATAATTAATGTTGAAATAAATGAGAATAGTTCAAGTTTAGATTTGTATCCCAAAGTTTATTTCCATGAGATGTTTGGAGTACAGAAGGAAGAAATTTATATGAGCGAAGAACAGTGGAATTTGACAAAGAACGGATTAGTAAATAAATAAGGAGATATAAACTTGAGCTACCTATCATTATTAACCCAGACAACTACAAGATTTTATTCACCTTCAAGCAACGGCGTAGATTGGGAAAGTTATTCTGTTGCTGAATACGATTGTCGCTGGCAAAATCATTTAGAGAAATTTGAATCTGCTACTGGTGAAGCTTGGGATAGTAAAGCAATTGTTTATTCTACTGCAACCTTTGAACTAGAGGATTGGTTATATTTGGGAACTACTTCTGAAACTGACCCTAGAAATTTAGATGATGCCTATAGAATAAAACTCAAATATATTACACAAACTCCTGCTAATGATATTATCGTCTACAAATATATACTTGGGTAATAAATATGAACTTTGAAACTGGTGTAAAGAATTATTTAAAGAAGCAGGATAAGGCTATTACTAGAGTACTTAGGCAACAGGCTAATTATATTAAGCAAGAAGCTGTTAAAATAACTCCTATGGATACAGGAGCCTTAAGAGACAGTGCAGTAGTAGAAGATGGTAAGGACACTAAGTATATAAAGGAAGATAGAGTTGCATTTAAATCTGATTACGCTGTGTATGTGCATGAGGATTTAACTGTTAACCATCCATTTCATAAACATAATTGGTGTGATGGACAAGCCAAGTTTTTAGAAAACACTATGATGGACAAATCAAAGTTAGTGTTAAAAGAATTTTCAAAAGTAATAGAGGTGTAATATGGGACCAGTAGTTTTAGACCTTTTAGGAATTTTAGAAGATAACTCTATTGGTGTTATAGGTACTGACATTTTTGGTGATAAAGAGCCAGAAAAACCAGATGACTGTATCACAATTTATGTTTACAATTCTATTCCTACTAATTGTTTTGTAGGCTTAGAACCAGAGAGATATAATTTTCAGGTGAGAGTTAGAAGCAAAGTTTTCGTAGATGGTCATAATACGATGGATGCTATTAGAGCTTTGATTGCAAAACAAACTTTTACCTTGGGTAGTCCTCAAAATACTGAAATGAAAATAGGTGAAACTTCTTTACCTTTGAATCTTCAGCAGGATGCAAAGAACAGACACATCTTAGTAATGAACTTTAATTTACTGAGATACACTGTTTAAGTCGGAAAACTTGACATTTGTTCCTATAAGTGTATGAGGAGCGATAAACAAATTAAATTAATACGGAGATATTAAAAAATGGCAGAATATATTAACACAATTGGCATGTCTCTAACTCTCTCTAGTTTGAGTGTATGCCTAACCTCAATGGACTTCGGTCTTTTTGAGATGAATCCTAAAATCGACACCACTTGCTTTGGCAATACTGAATGGAAGACTGCTATTCCTGCCGTATTAGCTGATGTACCTGATGTCACTGCTGGTTTTAACCTCGACCCTGCTGAAGTTCCTACTCTTCTAGCTGAAAAGGGTGTTAACCAGTCAATCAGTATCACATTCTCTGATGCCACAACTTCTACCCTTACTTTCTGGGGATACCTTTCTAGCGTTACCATTAGTGCTGGTGAAGTTGATGGTTTGGTAACTGGTAGTATCACTATTGTTGCGACGAATGTTAACGGGTCCGATACTGAAACTGGACCTACCTTTGCCTAATAGTTAAGGTAAGTTAGTCCGAGGGTGGAGTTAATAAGTTTGACGACTTATTAACTCCACTTAGATTTAGATAAAAATTAAAAGCGAAGCGTCTAATGAGCGAAGCGAATTAAAAGGAGTGAGCGGATTATGTTATTTCTAAAACAAAAAGACAAGTATCGTAAAGTTGTAGTTGATGATTGCACTATGTTGTTTAAATCACTTAACTATAACGAAGTAAAAGAACTAGAAGAAAAGTCCAAGGAGATTGGTGAAGACCTTCCTAAACTATTTTTCTATCTTTGTGACAAATATATTAGAGACGAGAACAAAGAGAAAGTAGTTGCAGAAGAAAATGTAAATGAACTTCCTTTGGACTTTGTAGTGAATGTTACTAAGAAGTTTCTAAGTTCTGTATCTGGTAACTTGACTGAAGAAGAAATAAAAAAAAACTGATTGTTGATGGTTGGAAATATCAGTTAGCTTGTTTAATTGGTAAATCTATTACTGAGATTGAAGAGATGCCACATGAGGAATTACTTATGTGGCGTTTCTATTTAGCTGAACCGAGGGGAGATGCTAGAAGTGATTATCATGCCGCTCAGATAACTCAAGCTATTTATTCTATTGCTCAGTCATTCTCAAAGAACTCTAAGAAAGTGAAGATGGAAGATTGTTTATTGAAGTTTGAAGCAGAAGATAAATCTAAGCAGGTTCAGAAATATAAATTGATGGCACAGGCTTGGGCAGAAATGTCAAAGAAGAAAAAAGTAAATCAACCAAAACAAGTTGACACACAAACTAAAGTAAGTAAGGTTAAAAATATAAAGAGGTAATCTAATGTCAGTGGTTGTTGGAGAAATTATTGGAAAACTAAAATTAGATACAAAATCTTTTAATGCTTCGTTAAAGAAGTCTATGAAGGATGCTACCAATTTTAAGAAAGAAATTGCTAAGAGTGTAAAGACTCCTTCTATTAATGTAAATGTTAAGCAAGCACTTGCATCGATTAAGCAGGTATCTAACGCTTTAGCTAAATTACCTTCAAATAAAAAGATAACAATTACTACGAGCCAATCAGTATCCAGTGCTACTTCAAGAGCTACTAGAGTTCCTAGAAATAGAAGTGGTGAATCTGCTGTTAGTCGTAGAGCACCATTTAATATTGATAGAAATTTAGTTGATATTTCGACTAAACCCTTGTTAAAGTTTTTAGCTGGTGGAGAACTTATTCAGGCTTTCAAACAAATTGGAAGAGAAGCTATAAAAGGTTCTGATGTTTTATCTAAGTCATTCGATAAGCTTTTTCAATCTTCTGTATCCATTTTTAGAAGTTTTGGTGAACTATTATTGAAAACTCCTATTATTGGCGATGCGTTCAAGGCATTCTCTACTGGATTAAGTAATGTTGCTAAGTTTTTAGATGATTGGAATAGGCAAGGCTTAGTACAGGCAACCACAAAAAGTCCAGGAACAGCGATTGGTGTAGGTGCAGGAGCAATTACTCTTGCCGCGCTACTTGGTCCTCTGTTGGCAGAGAACTTTGAAAAAATAAAAACTGCTATAACACTTTTTATTGCTGGTATAAAAAAGTCAGTTGATGCAAGATTTACAGCCGCATTTACAAAAGGTTCATTTGTTCTTTTTGATGCAAAGGATTTTGGATTCCTTGATAAGTTACTGATGCCAATTAGTCTAGCATTAAAGAATATTGTTTTATCTATGGGAATTTGGGCGGCAATATTAACAGGTGCGTTAGTTACTGCTAACTTAATAAACAGTTACTATAATGAATTTGCAAAGTTAGATGATGGTGAGGAATCAAGAGGTTTAATAGCTGGAATATTTGATGGTATTAAACAAGTTTTCACTTGGGTTGGAGATTTCTTTTCTTGGGTAGGAACTTTAGATTTTGGTTTTGCTACATTAGGTGAAATACTTCAACCAATCGGAGACTTCTTTGTTGGTCTTGGAAAAGGTATTGCATTTATTGCTGACTCAGTAATGGAAGCCGCTAAAGTTATTAATGATAAAATGGCTGAAGGATGGTTTAAATTACTTTTTGGTGATGCTTTTAAAGACCTAGAAGCAAGTACGCAAACAGCATCCATGACAGAAGTTAATAGAAAGAGAAAATTTGATGCACAGCAAGAGATACAACAAAATAAAGAAGCAATTAACAGAGAAAGAAGCAGACTTACTGCTCAATTTTCTAAAACTACTCCAGAAGGAATTAAGAGATTGCAAGATGAGGCAATTTCAAATTTATTTGTTAATGCAAGTAGCATGGAAGAACTTCAAAAGTTTGATGGTAAGAAAGATGAAAAAACTGGAAAAATAAATGAAGCAATCAAGAGAGAATTTAAAAACCCAATTGACAAAATATTTGCTGAATTAGCATTAAGTATTTCTGGTGGTGAACTATTATTGAGAGCAACTGTTTCAGAATTTGATAAAAATATTATTGATTCGATTAGAAGTGGTAATAAAGAGTTATCAGCAGAATCATTAAAATCATTATCTACAGATGCCGCCAGATTGGAAGCTATTAAGGCTTTTGAAGGTGGTGGAATAGATATGGAATCAATTCTGAAAACATTCACAAATGGCTTACTAAGGTTTAATGCTGAACAAATAATTAAGAAAAAGAATTTATCTCCAGAAGACCAGTTCAATAGAGGTATCACAATAGCTGAACAAGAACAGATGGAAAGGGATAAAAAGATTCCTACCATAAGGTCTATTGCTAAGGATATAGGCTTAGAGGAAGCCTTGAGAAGAGCCGCAATGAGTAATGTTGCAAGAAAGCTTGGATTGGCTATTAATCCTGCATCTCAAATAAATCCAGCACTTGCACCTAAAGCTCAATTTGGTTCAGTAGAAGCCTTTAAAATAATTAATGAAAGAACAAGTACTGAAGATAAGATTCAGAGAAATACCGAAAGAACTGCAAGTGTCTTAGAGAAACTACTTTCAAATGGTTTGACTCTTAAAGATATAGCAGTTGCAAATTAAAAGGAGTTAAAGAAAATATGCCAGCAACAGTAGTTAAATTTTGTGAAGTTTGGAGTCGTTCTTATGAGAAACAAGCTAATGGTTCAATCACTGCAACTAGAGTTTTCCTCATTGAGTTCGATTCTGCCGTAGATGATTTAGGTGAAGTTTTAGAATTGGCTTTAGCAGAATCTGGTTTTCCTCAAATGGGAGATGCTTATGATTTAACTTCAATTACTTCATATGGAATTGGTGTTACTGCTCAGAAATTCACGCCAAAAGAATATGATTCTCAACAGAACTTAGTTTATTTAATTGAAGTTAGTTATTCTAATTCTCAATATGATGTATCTTCACCTACTACACAACCTTGGACAATTACATTTAGTTCTGAAAAAATTGAATTTGCCGCAACAAGAACAAGATGGAACACTGGTGTAGTAACTTGGGACCCTGAAATTTTATCAGTAGCCGCAAATAAACCTGTTGTTAATACTGCTGGTGATTTATTCGACCCTCCTGTTATGGCTTACAGAATTAGACCAATTATCACCTTACAGAAAAACTTCTCTCAATTATCAGATATTGGAACAGTAACTAACATCGTTGACCTCATGGAATATGTAGGTAGAGTTAATAGCGCAACTGTCACTGTCGCTGGCATTTATGCAGACTATGGTCAGTTCCTTATGGATGATATTAACTGTGTTTTAACCAAGGAAAATGGTGAAGAATTTTACAATACTACATTTAAAATTATTTACGATGAAGAATATTTCTGTGAAAAAATATTAAACGCTGGATTCAATCAATTCACTGGTGGAAAGTTAGTAAAGATTACACTTAATGGCGCAGACCCAAGTACACCTCAATTACTTGACGCTAATGGTGCTTTAGTAGTAGCGGCTACCCCTGCACTTAGACAAGCGGCGGCTGTTTATAGAGCTTTTGGTACACAGTTAGGTAAGGATTTTTCAGACCTTTCGTTACCAACTACATTCTAATAGGAGCTAATTATGGGAACTCAAGGATATTTAGTTGGACCTAATTTATTAAATCAAATTAAAAAGGATAGTAGAACTGTTAATAAACCAGCTACTACACCCTTAGATAGAAAAGCTGGAGCTTTACAGCATCCTAGATATTTAGTCAAGATAACTGCTAAGGCTGTTTCTGGTAATCCTGCATCAGCCGTCTATGAAGGAACTGAAGTTATTACTGATGCCTCTGGCTATTTCGTTACTAAATCTGGTGGACATACTTGGACTGCCGCAGGAGATTTAGGGGTCATTAGAGATATTCAATCTGCTTCCGATGTACAGGATTTTGATTTAGAAACTGATTATCATAGAATACCATTGGAATCAATCGTAGAAGTATTTTACTTAGGTGATGAAGCTGGAGCTATAAAATGGTACACAATGGGACCAATCAATGAATCCTTTTGGGCAAGATTGACTAGTAGTACTTCTCCTCATAGTTGGGAACGATTAGCTGATGACGCTTACACCACATTGATTCAAACTGGAACTGATAATGCAACTGAAGTAAATGGTCGCCTTGGAACTCCAGATGGTTCAATAGTTAGAATGTTTCCTTCTGCCGCAAATGAAACTAATTATAGATTTGAATTTCATGGTGCTGATGAAACTGGTGGTAGTCCTTTTGATATTTCATACACTGGTGAACATCAGGAAGCCGCTAGGACAGGCGTAGCATGGGATAGGACGGCTCAAGGTAGTAATCGTGGAGTCAAGCTTACAGTGCAGGTTGGAACGGCTTTCTACGATGCTGGCGATATGACTCTATATGCTTATATGCAGGATATGCAGTTCGATGCTAACGGTCATCTCGTAAGTATAAGTGAGGAAACCAGAGTCGAAATTGAAGTTCCAGAAGAATGTATCTGTTACTATTGATGTTAGGAGGAGCGTATGCACTTATCAAGAAAAAGTAATGGTCATTTGATGCGAAAGGATAATGGTCATTTGATGCTTGGTGGAGTTTTATGTAGATGTCAAAATAAATGCTGGATATTTACTATTGAAGCAACAACTCCTTATATTGGCAGTTGCTTAGAGTGTGAATCGTGGAATTATCCAGTCGAATATAATATGGGTATGCCTCTTTATCCAGATTGTATTATTAGTTGTACTGGTGATGATTATGGTTTTCCTGTTTCATTTTGTTTAGTAGGTGGTCAAGTTTATATTAGAGCAAGTTTAGAGTCTGCTCCTCCATGTGTATGTGGTGATTGTCCATTTTATATTCCTTATGCTCTATCTACTCCATTAACACTTGATGTAGATGGTTGTCCCGTTGATGGCACTTATACCTTGAGCTATGACGGTCCTACTATTGATTATCCAGATGACCCTTGTGGTATTCCAACTATTGAAGTTACTATTGCGCAAATAGCTTGTTGTGATGGTACGGCAGATGGAAGTGAAACACCTTACTTTGTTTCTTTTGATGTGGTAACTACCATGTGGTCAGCCGCAGGTACAATAACAGATTGTAATGGTACTGGTGGAACACAGGACTGCACCGACACCTCCACCTATACTGACTTACAACTTGACCCTCAGATTGGTCAAAGTGTTTGTTATAGAGTGACTTCTTCTGAGGTTACATGTATAGCTGGTTCGATGTCTCGTAGTGTATTTTTAATTAATAATGCAGGAACTTGGGAATTACATTTTGGGGATTTAACTACCACATATCCGAGTATGATATCAATAGGAGCCGCTACTTTATCTCCTGTCGGTACATATCCAGATGTTGCTAGTTGTGAATTTGATGCTAACTATGCTCACAATACTTCAATTACTAATATTGTGGTGACTCTATGACACCTAAACAATTGGAAGCGTTTAAAAGGTCTGCGAAAAGACTAGGAGTATCATTAGACTTTCTTCTAAAAAATGTAGAAGGCAAAACAATGAAAGGACTTGGTGATGTAGTCGAAAAGGCTACTCATGCAGTTGGAATAAAACCTTGTGACTCATGTAAAAAAAGAAAGGAAGAATGGAATAATAAGTTTCCCTTTGTTATGAGAGCGTCAGAAAACTTTGTTAAAGGCTTAGAAAATCTAGCAAAAGACTTAGAAATTAATAATGGTGTTATGGTAGAAGTAGGTTCGTTCAAAGGACAATCAGCTATTATTTTTGCACAGTCAGGTAAATTTGATACCATTTATTGTGTGGATGATTGGAATAAGAACTTCAAGGTTGTGATAAATAATAAAGTTGTTAAAAACGATATGGTGGAAGTTGAACAAACATTCGATAAAGAAACTAGTGTATATCCACAAATAATTAAAAAGAAAATGACTTCTGAGATGGCTTCAAAGGTGATTGATTTTCAAGTTGACTTTGTTTATATAGATGCTATGCACGACTATAATTCAGTCAGGCAAGATATTGAATTATGGCTACCAAAAGTAAAACAAGGTGGATATATAGCTGGACATGACTATTCGAGTGAGTTCCAAGGAGTTATTGATGCTGTTGAACAAAGATTTGTTAATGTAAAGGTATATCAAGATACGAGTTGGATAGTTAGAGTTTAAGAAAAGGAGGAGCGAAATGTACAAAGGTAAAATATTTGGTATAGGATTGCCAAAAACTGCAACTACAAGTTTATCAGTTGCGTTATATCAGTTGGGTTATTCAACAATTCACAATGGTCCAAGATTGATAAAAGAATTAAATAATAACGAAGAACTAAATGAAGCTCCACTTAATTCCTTAATCAATCAGTTTGATGCTTTTTTAGATTACCCAATGGCAAGAGTTTGGCAAAGTTTAGATGAACATTATCCCAATAGTAAATTTATCCTTACACAAAGAGAGCCAAAAGGTAGATATAATTCGATACTAAATCACCATAAAAGGTATCCTGCACAATGGACAATGGATTCAATTTACGATTATGACATTTGCACCAGAGAAAGTAAATTGCACAATGATATAGTTTTGAACTATTTCAAAAACAGAAAAGATGATTTATTAGTTATCAATATCTTCGAATTAAGTAATGTTGACAAGTGGAATAAACTATGTCAGTTCTTGGATATTAAGGATTTACCAGATAAATACTTTCCAAGATTTAACGATAAGAACAGCTATGGTGAAGTTCTTTTCGAGAATGGTAATTTTTTAACAAATAATGAACCCAGTGAAATCTTCAATGACTGCTGGAAACCTTCGGACCCTTTTAAATCATGAGAAAAATAGAAGCTATAACTATATGTGTTAACTATGCACATGATTTTAAATTCTGCGTTGAAAGAAATAAAAAACATTTTGAACGATGGTTAGTGGTTACAACCTCCACTGATTTAGATACCATTAACTTATGTAAGCAACATAATTTAGAAGTGGTTATCTTTGATGGGTTCACTGATGAGCATGGTCCGTTTCAAAAATCAAAAGGAATAAATGAGGCTTTAAGAAGAATTAATTTTGATAATGCTAAAAATAGTGAATTAGTTTTACATATAGATGCTGACATTATCTTGCCTGACAATTTTAAGGAGCAAATTGAAAAAGAGAAAATCAACTATCAGACTCTATATGGTATTGACAGAGCTTATGTGAAAGCACCAATAACAAATGAAAAAATTGATGAGTTGTTTAGTGTGATGAAAAAATATCAACTAAGAGGTAAGGGAACTGATGCTGATTTTGTTTACGGTTTCTTTCAATTATTTTCAAAGAAGGCTATAGTGGCGCATGGATTAAGAAGTCAAAAGATGATTTATCCAGAATATAGTAGGGATGCAGGTTTTGACGATATAGTTTTTTCTAAATTGTTTAAGAGGATTAGTAAATTCGATTTGACAGGCATTCATCTAGGAGAGAGCTATGTCAATTGGAAGGGAATAGCAGATGATTAATTTTTATAGAGGTGTTAAATGAGCAGATTTACTAATAGTAGTTTTTTGAGTGGTAAGGATGGTAGTAGCTTTTATGTTCCTTCAACACCTCCTGTTCCTCCTGTAGCTCTTCCATTTATTTCAAATTGGCAAATATTAAGTAATGGTGATTCAATTCAACTACCTCTCCGAGCGGACGGAATCTATAGTTTCAATGTGTCATGGGGAGATGGAAATTCAGATACAATTAACGCTTGGGATGCTGCCGCTAAGGTTCATACCTATGCTACTGCTGGTCAATACACTGTCACCATTGAAGGTCAGGTAGATTATTTTGATTTTTATCAAGACCCAACTTCAAAGGATAATATTATCGCAGTTACTCAATGGGGTGATATTGGTATATTACAGACCTCTTATTGCTTTTATCAATGTTCATCTCTGGGGAATGTGGCATCAGATTATTGGCAGGACGCTACTGATGTTTCGTATCTGTTCAATGGTACTAATATTGATATTAATGCAGATTTATTTAGAGGGTGCTCAGGAATTACTGATGCCTCACACACTTTTGCAAATAATTCATACCTCAATGTCATTCCTGCCGAACTCTTCAACGATTGTATAAATATCGTCTATTTCAATGGAACTTTTGAAAACTGTCCTTCACTTCAGGGTGTTCCTAGTTTATTATTTTCAACTTGCGTCTTAGCAGAAGAATTTGTTGCCTGCTTTGATTCTTGTGTAGGATTGACTCAGGTAGGTTCAGGACTGCTAGACAATTGCGTACCAGTTGATATTAGTTATATGTTTAATAATGTCACTGCACCAAGGATATTAGATATTGGTAATTGGAATATTGCCAACTTAACAACTGCTCTTAGTTTTGTAGTTGCGAGTGATACTATGGCAATTAACGATTATAATGATTTACTGATAGGTTGGTCTGCACAGGCTCCGAGTATTCAAAGTGGCGTTCAATTGGATTACAGCGCACAATATAATTCTGATGCACAATCACCCCGTTTTGATTTAATTAATAATTATAGCTGGATGATTTCAGACAATGGTCCTTCAACTGCCGCTTTCTCTACTGAATGGGTTACTTCAATTTCAGATGAAATAATTTATCTTCCTATTCCTAGTAGCGGAACCTACGCATTCATGATAGATTTTGGAGACGGTACTGAACCACAGTGGATTACAGACTACAACAACAATAGTCACACCTATGCAGTAGCTGGAACATATACGATTAACATTTGGGGAACAATGACAGAATGGAGTTTCTACTTAGTTCCAAATTCTAAGGATAACATAACTGCGGTATATAATTGGGGTGAACTAGGAATTACATTTGCTCAAGGTTCGTTTAATGCATGTACCAATCTTGCTACAGTAGTGGATGGAATGTGGCAATATTGTACCACAATAGAATCATGCTTCAGTGGATGTACCTCGCTTACCTCCGTCCCATCAACACTGCTGGATATCATGACTGGATTAACCAACGCAAGTTACGCCTTTATGGGGAGTGGACTTGCAGAAATCCCTGCTGGACTATTTGCAAATAATCCATTGCTAGAATATGTAGACCATACCTTCGAACTCACTCCAATAACTTCAATTCCTAATCAAATGTTCTTGTACAATACAGCCTTATTTAGTGCTAATGGTACATTTGCACAAACTGATATTATCAGCACTGGAACTGCATTATTCCATTCGTGTACTTTGCTAAATAATGTAAGTGGATGTTTTTTCAACTGTACTTCACTTACCTCAGTTGAAAATGACCAATTCTACTACAATGGTGCATTAACTTCAGTAGCTGCTTGTTTCCAAGGATGCACAAATCTTATTAGCACTCCTTCGGGACTCTTCGACTACAACAGTGCAATTTCAGATTATTCAAATTGCTTCCAAGGATGTACACAATTAACTGATGTAATTGATGCTGGTAATTGGTCAATCGCTGGCGCAACTTATATGTCTGATATGTTTGATGGTGTTACACTTTCCAGTGATTCATATTCATTGCTTCTTTCTGGCTGGGCACAACAGGCTTATCAGAGCGGTGTTACATTCAGCGGTGGTAGTTCAAAATATTGGTCAGTTGCTAATGATGCAAGATATACCTTGGAAATAGCTGGAGGTTGGGCAATTATTGATGCTGGAGTTGAGGCAACAATTCCTATGTCGATGAAGTTTACTACTACTACATCTCCTGAGACGGTTACACTTCCAGTTGATACAGGTAATCCTCTTGAGATACTGGTTTTCTGGGGAGATGCTGTAGGTGTTTATAAATACACAGACCCAACCCTAGCTTATCACGAATTTGCTACTGCGGGTACATATAGTGTTAATATTATTGCACACGACCTTCCAACTTTTGATTTTGCTAACTTTGGAATTTCAGCTAGCAACTTAACTGAAATAGATAGTTGGGGTGATTGTGCCGCTAATATTGCTAACTTGAGCTTTAAGGATTGTGTTAATCTAACTACTATTAATGATGCTAACCTGTATTCCTATTTGACTACAGCGGCTGAATTATTCAGTGGAACTACTTCGTTGACCTCATTACCTTCTGGACTATTTGATGGTTTAACAAATGTAGATTCATTCAGTTATTGCTTCTATAATTCAGGACTAACTTCACTGCCTTCTGGATTGTTTGACCTATGCGCCTCCGCAATTTACTTTAGTAATTGCTTTGATGGAGTTCAAATCACAGCCGTTCCTGCCAACTTCTTTGATGCGATACAGCCACAAGATTTAAGTTATTGTTTTAATAATTGTGCTTCATTGACTGACTGCGATTGTGGAACTTGGGATTGGACAGCTGTAACTGGTGCCGCAGGATTGTTCGATGCATCTACCATTAACACAACTGATTATGACAGTTCGCTGTTAGGTATAGCAGGACAAACAGGATTACCAGCCAATATCACTGTATCCTTTGGTTCTTCCCTGTATACTTCAGGTGGAGCCGTTGAGACTGCAAGAGATTTATTAGTTGATAGCGGCGGCTTGGCATGGATACTAACCGATGGAGGACCAGTATAAATGAGTAATTTTTTAAATAGTAAATGGCTTGGTGGTAGGGGAGGTAGTAGTTTTTATATACCTTCTGTAATTCCGATTGTTAACACTCCAGCCACAGAGACTTTATCTTCAACTACTGTATCAGGAGGTTCAGTTAGCTCTTTTAGCAGTGGAACATTAACATTAAGTGAAAATGAACTTTATATGTATCAAGTATATATTAAGAATAGTACAGCAACTTCACTTAATACAAGACATTTTATAAATGGTGATACAACTGATGGAAACTATAGAAGTGGAAATATTTCTTCAGCAGGAGCTTTAGAAACATATGACTCATCATACCCATTTGAATATAATGTACCTGCATCTACATTAGCTATCTGTACTGGATGGCTTGGATTGCAAAATGGAAAACCGTTTTGCACTGGAGAAATACATTCTCAGCAGGCAACAACAAGAAGAACAGTCATTGGTGCTGGCTTTCACAACTCAGCTAATACCCTAACTAGCATGACTGTTAGAGTTACTAACGCAGTAGGGATTGGAAACGGTTCTTATTTAAAAATATTTAAAGTATTAACCGCTCCTATATTTAGCACAACTGTTGTTGGTGCAAGTGTAACAACAATATCATTAACTGGAATTAACTTAGAACCAGAAAAAACATATTTCCTATTCACTGGAATTAACGGAGAAACTCCTAGTAATTCTGCTTCTTCGTTTTTAATTAATAACGACAATACTGCCGCTAATTATAAAAATGGTTCTCTATCCTCAAACGGAACAAGAATAGACACTACTGGTTTACTTACTACTAGTACGGTACAAGCTAATGGATTCCATACATCATATGGTGTTATTGGAGTAAATAACTCTACAAGTTATATGAGATTACATATGGGAGATAACCCTGTAACTGGTAGAGTATCATACAAGAGTGTATTTAATACAACTCAGACTACATTTACCTCTCTACACCTTACCTCTAGTGTTGCTAGTTGGCTTAAGGCAGGAAGTTTCATGAAAATTTATCAAATTGGAGATTAAAAATGAGTGATAGAAGCGTAATTTTAGTCGAATCAATTGTTTCTGGTGGAGCCGTTAGTCAAATAACTGGAAGTGCAACTTTTTCTGCTGGTAATATTTATTATTTTGAATGGATGGTAATTGATACAAGAGCAGTTGATACTGATTCTACTTATCTCCAAATAAATAATAATACTACTGCGGCTCAATATAGAAATACACTTTGGGATACAAGTAATTCTAATTCAAACAATAGCGAAAGGATAGCTATATTATCTGGTACAACAACTGTTATTCAGTCTGGACATGGATTTATAGCAATAGAAAATTCATCTCCCGTTGTATTTTCACTTAACCAAGTAAATAGAAGTGGAAGACATTCTCAGGCATCATCCATGTGGAATAATACAGAAACTACCATTACATCATTCCAAGTCTATAAATCAAGTGGTAATTATATAGCAGATGGCTCATATTTTAGAATTTGGAACAGTATACAAGATACAGTTTAATTGACTTTAAAAACATTAAAAAAGAGGAACAAAAAATGAATGAATATAAAATGACTCCACAAGGTCGTATACAACTAACTGACGAAGAGCAAGCATCTTTGAATGCCGCTAGAATCGTAGAGACAGCTCGTCTAGCCGCAGAACAAGCCGCTGAAGCTACTAGATTATCCAAGCGTCCAAAACGCAGTCAAATTACTGCAACACAGGAGTCTGTGAGCAAAGCAAACTCAGTAGCCGACCTTAGAGTTGCAGTTGCAAATCTAATGACTCTAATGGACAATATTCTAGCTTTTCAGAAAGTGGATATTGACGAACAAAACTAATAGTATAACTAACAAGTGAGGTAATTTATTATGGGCGAATTTAGTAGAGATTATGCAGTAGATGATTCTACTGGTGGAACAATTGCTGTTGCTGCAAATGTAAACAGAAATGAAGTGATTTTGCAAAACCAAGGTGCTGAAAGAGTTTATATATCATTTTCAGAATTTTGTGATGGAAGTGGTTTATATCTAGATATGGATATGGGTCTAGTAATTAGTGGAGCAAAAGCAAAATTTGATATTTATATGGCTTGCACTTCAGGATTGACCGCTACCGTTTCTATTTGTGACTTTCCTGTTTAATAGTTAATTAGTTTGACAATATATTAACTGCAAGCAGTAAACTAGTTTAACAGGAGGTACACATGACAATAAAGCAAGATGAAATCAAAACTCTTTTTAAAGATGGGTTTAATGTGGTACTGTCTATTTTGGTTACTATCTCACTTGGATTAGGAACTTATGGGTTAACTAATGTTGTTGATTTGCGAACTGAAACAAGTGTTATTAAAAATAAGATTGAAAATATTGAATCAAATTTCAGCGAGACTAACAAGAAAATAGAAGTTATCAATCACGATAAAGTAATTGATAAAGTGAAATTAGAAAACTTATCGGAAAAGATAAGTAGTATTGATGCCAATCTAAAAGAAATTAAATTAGACTTGAAAGAAGCACTCAAAAAATAACTTTGGTAGGCACATAGTTTTCGCTCCTCTGTGTGTCCTACCTTTTATTTAAAGTATTTTAACTTATATACTTCACTCAAATCGACTCTTGGAACTACGATACCTTCTGATGAGTATTGTCCATAGTCGTGTTTGTTTTTTACTTTAGTTTTCCAATACTTATCTTTATTATCTTTAAGCCAAAGTAATAAGTCTTCTGTTTTAAAAGAGAATAGTGGTTGGTTTTCTAACTCTGTAAACCAAAACATGTAATAGTCTGAGCCATGTCTGTATGCTTGATAGGGTCCACCAATAGTTCCTTTATTGGTGTTAGATGTTAATTCGATAAAGAAGTTTTTAGTTATGTGAGCGTCTGATTTTAGTTCTATAAATTTACCGTTATCTATTTTAAAGTCTGGTATGGAAGGACAATAGTAAAAGTAAGTCCTTGGTTTCCATCCAGTCAGATATGTTCTAGTTGTGGACATAACTCAGGAAAGAAGGATTTGTCTATTAGAAAGTGGACATGTATTTCTTGTGGTGTAAATCATGACAGAGACATAAATGCGGCTAAGAATATAAATACGGCGGGACACGCCGAAATTAAAGCCTGTGGAGAATCCTCTATCGGGGTGGGAGACAGAAATGTTGCCTGCTAGATATGGTTCGTTGAATCAGGAATCCCCTGCCTTTAGGCATGGGGAGGATGTCAATTATGGTTCATCAAAACAATAACGAAACACCAAGAGCAATACCTATCAACACCAAACCAACACCAATTCCAATCAATATAGCTTTAATTTCTTCATTCATTTTTTTTCTTCACCTCATCGACAAGCAATTTAGTTTCCTTGCTTTGAATGAGTCCAACTGTTTTCTTTTCGTCTTCTGTCCACTTGTCTTTATTCTTCACAAGTTCAAAACTATTCACCAACTCTTTTATAGCCTTATCCTTTTTTACAAAGTAGATAATTGCACCAATAACACCAAGTATGGCAACAATACCTACACCAATTGCGATAGCTCCTAAATATTTAATTAAAAATATACAGAGGGCAGATGTGACTAATCCACCAATGCTCAAGCCAATTCCCAATTTGGGGTTTACATAGAGAGCTAAAGGGATACCTGCGATGACTAACAGAATACTAAACCACATTATCTTATAAAGAAAAGACTTGTGAAGTTGTTCTAATTTCTCTTCTAGTTCTTTATTCTTAACAAGTAGAGATTCTTTCTCTTCTGCACTCTCTTCCATTAACCTATTAAATTCTTTGCTCTGTCTTGCGGCTTCATTGATTATAGCAGTATTGTGTTTCTTCATCTGTTCCAATTCTGCTCTCAGTATGCCAGCGAGTTGTTCCACTGAACGGTTAAGCTCTGGAACTTTATCTTTTATTGATTTGGATTCAGTTACAATCACCGACTGTAAGTTGACACCATTCTCAGAAAGCGACTCTTTTTTTAAAGTTTCTTCAGCGTTGCTCAAAATAACACTAGCAGACTCATCAATGCTTTCAGTTTTTCCTAAAGCATCTTTCTCTACTACTTCGGTTTCCTTCTCTGCTTTTTCAGAAGAATAAACCTTGTCTTTATCTAATTGCTTGCGTGAAATTTGATTACATGAGGTCAAAATTAGTAAAAAAATCAATAAACATAAAGGCTAACAGAATTGAACCAAGTTCAATTTTAGTTCAAAATGGTTCAATTTAGTTCACAAGTAAAAAAACAGAATTATGGAATGTACAGAATGCGATTTTAAATTTGTAAAACAAGCTAAAGTTAATGGCGATTGGATGCTTAAAAAACAATGTTTTAAGTGCGGACAATGCGAGGGTAAAACTTTTAAATTTGACCTTATAGGTGGTAAACAAAACTTATTTAATATTCCTATACTTAATGAAGAAAAGTTGCAGTTATTTTATGATTTACAGCAACAAAAAAGACAAACAGAATATGCTGTTAAACTANAAGAAAACAGAAAGGAATATTACGAATATCTTAAATCCGATAAATGGAAGTTAAAAAGGCAAAAAGTAATGTTAAGAGATAAAAATATTTGCCAAGCGTGTTTAACACGTCAAGCAACCGACGTTCATCATTTAACATACAAACACATTTATAATGAACCGTTATTTGATTTAGTTGCAATATGTAGACCGTGCCACGAAAAACTACATGAACTTGAAAATGACCTATAACCTACTA